TGCAGTAGCAGCAATTTTTGGCTATGACAGAGCAACTGCACCAGTACCAAAGCCAGTTGTAGCCAGGTTTCATTCAATATAGGAGCATAATGAAAAAACTAAAGATAGATTGGCCAGTAATAACAGAAATAACTGGTGTTGGTCTTACAGCATACGGACTTTTCTTGATATTTCCACCAGTTAGTTTTATAGCATTAGGTTTATTTTTAGTTTATATTACGGAAAAGGAGTAATTGTGGCAATTGCAGGTATTTACAACTTTACCCTTGACCAAGGTTCTACATGGACACTACAGATAGTTTACAATGATTCAAACGGAAACCCAGTTAACCTGACTGGCTACACAGCAGAGATGCAGATTCGTCGTAAGTTTGATTCTGATACTGCTGTATTAACTCTATCAACTTCAAACGGTGGCATCACAATCACTGGTCCTACAGGAACATTAAATTTAATTGCAACAGACGAGCAAGCAGATATTGATGCAGGTCTTTATGTCTATGACTTAGAACTTAGCATTGGTGGAGTTAGAACTCGTTTAATTCAAGGAACAGTCACAGTTAGCGGAGAGGTTACAAGATAATGACTTCAATTTCAAATCAAGTAGTTGTTAATGAAACAAACAACATTGTAACAGTATCTGCACCTGGTCCTGCTGGAGCACCTGGAATAACAGGAGCCACTGGCCCTACTGGTCCAACAGGAGTTACAGGAGCAACTGGTCCTACAGGAGCAGGCGTTACTGGTCAGACTGGCCCAACTGGTGCAACGGGTGCTACAGGTCCAACTGGACCTACAGGTGTTACAGGTGATACTGGGCCAACTGGTCCTACAGGCGTTACTGGAGACACAGGAGCAACTGGACCTACAGGAAGTACAGGAAGTACAGGACCTGCAGGAGCAACAGGTGTAACTGGAGTCACAGGACCCGTTGGAGCAACTGGCTCAACTGGCCCACAAGGTGTTACAGGTGATGCAGGAGTAACTGGAGTTACTGGCCCTGTTGGAGCAACAGGATCTACAGGACCCGTTGGTGTTACAGGAGACACTGGACCTACAGGAGCCACAGGCTCAACTGGTCCTATTGGTGTGACTGGAGCGACAGGACCAACTGGTGCTACAGGAGCGACGGGCCCACAAGGAATTACTTCTGGTCGTAACTATTTCTTTAACTCATCTGTCACAGAATTGACGGGATTCAAACAATTAGGTGAAGACCCAGTAGCATCAACAGAAACCACTACTACAGTAAACATTGCTGGTAGCACAACATCTTTGATTGATTCATATATTACAGAGCCATTTAATTTTACATTGATTCCAGGTGGAGTTCAGCGTTTTATCACTCATATGATTAAGCCTGCAAGCAATGATAATCTATCAGTATTTGTTCGTTTGAAGTTAGCAGATAACTCAGGAACAGTACTTGCAACTATTGGTGATTCAGATACAGTCTTAACTGGATGGAATGGTGCAGCAGCACCAGTAATAACAGAAACAGATATTACTCTTCCAACAACAGCAGTATCTGTTGGTCAGAGAATGATTGTTGAGATTTATGGTGTCAATGGTGATGCAACAGCACATAACTATAGTTTTGTTACAGAAGGAACTACACATTACTCATATGTAGTAACAACTCTTGAAGCACCAGCAGGCCCAGCAGGTCCAACAGGTGCGACTGGAGCCACAGGCCCAGCAGGAGTTACTGGCGATACTGGACCTACAGGAGCCACTGGCTCAACTGGTCCTATTGGAGCAACAGGGGCTACTGGTCCTCAAGGAGTCACAGGAGACATTGGTGTCACTGGTGCTACTGGTCCCGTTGGTGCCACAGGTGCTACAGGAGCACAAGGCGTAACTGGAGACACTGGTCCTACTGGTGTTACTGGTGTGACTGGAGATACTGGACCAACTGGTCCTACAGGTGTCACTGGTGATGTTGGAGCGACAGGTGCAACTGGAGCGACTGGTGTTACTGGTGCTACTGGCCCAGATTTTGCGGGATACGACAGAGTAATCTATGTATCAACAGCAGACGGAAGCGATGTAACTGGAAACGGTGATCTAACAAAGCCAGTACAGACAATCTCATATGGATTATCACTTGTAGATAGTAACAGATGTACATTGATGGTTTATCCAGGCACATATACAGAAAACCCTACTCTTCCAGCATTTGGCGGAATCAATATATCTGCAATTAATATTGAAAGCCAGGCTCAAAGTTATGTTGCTATTAATGGAACACTAACAATTGGTTCTGCTGCAACTAATGCAACACTTAATGGGTTGGCTATTACTACACTTGATATTACAGGAACTGCTAACGCATATATTAACAATTGTAATGTTCAAACTGCATTTAACAAGAGTTCCAGTGGAACTGTCCTTGTTAGAGGTGCTAAATTTAACACTGCATGTGCAGTATCAATTACAGGTAATGGTGCTACTCGTTTTGATGAGTCTTTTAATGCAGGTACTCCTACAATTAATGCTTCAGGTAGTATAGTCACTTTTAGAAATGTCGCTTTTATGGGTACTGTTACTAATACAAATGGTGTTACTTTTATTGTTGATTCATCAGTATTTTCTAATGCCACCTATGCAGTAACTTCTGCTGCTGGACAACTCGTACTGTTTAACTCTCAATTGTTTAATACAACAGGAGTAACACTAAGACCAATGTCAGTATCTGGTGGACTTTATTCAATCATCAACTCTGGAATTGACTACCTTGCATCATCATTTAGTGGAACTAAAATGAATATTCCTTCAACCTTTGAAGCAATAACTGCAACCAATCCTATTATTGTTGATCAAAATTCATCAAATCAAGGAATGTACATTACAAGAGGATTGAACAAAAATCTAAGTGGTAACTTTGGTATTGGAAGTGGTGGTACACTTTCTAATCTTACAACAGGCGTAGATAATCTTGCTTTTGGAAGAAATACTTTAGTAGTAAATTCAACTGGTGCTGGAAATATTGCTTTTGGTAGTTTTGCTTTAGCAAATAACTTAGGTAGTGTTAATGTTGCAATTGGTAATAATTCCTTAAATGCAAATACAACAGGAACAGCAAATACAGCAATTGGAAATGCTGCACTTAATCAAAATACAACTGGTTCTGTAAATCTTGCAATTGGTGAAGATGCACTTCTTTCCAATACAACAGGAAATAATGGTCTTGCAATTGGATACAGAGCATTAAGAGCACAAACAACTGGTAGTGGAAATATTGCTGTTGGTGCAAATGCTTTGCGTTCTGCAACAACTGGCTCAAACATGGTTGCCTTTGGTTCTAATTCTTTAGAAAATATTATAACTGGTACTGGAAATATTGGAATTGGTGCAAACACACTTCAATATGTAAATGCTGTAAACGGTAATACAGCAATTGGAAATCAAGGCCAAGGTGTAAACTTTAATGGAGCATTTAACACCAGCGTTGGTGGAGCATCAATGATTCAAATTATTGCTGGCTCAAATAACACTTCAATTGGACAAGCATCACTTCAAAATCTAACAGATACAGTTGCTTCACTTGGAGCAATTACTCCAGGATCTGGATATACTGACGGCACTTACACAAATGTTAATTTAACTACTGATCATTTCTATGGCTTTGTTGCAGGAAACCTTACTGCAAATATTACAGTCTCAGGTGGACAAGTAACAGGAGTTACAATTGTAAATGGCAGAGGTGTTAGAGTTACTTCAATTCTTACAATTCTGGCTTCTACAGCACCAGCAGGATTAGCGACTGGTTCAGGATTTAGCGTTCCAGTAGCCTCTGTCAATGTTTCTTCAGGAAATACAGCACTTGGAAGAGATGCAGGAAGAAATCTTTCTCAAGGATCTAATAATACATATCTTGGTTTTGGAGCAGGAACAAATAACAATAATGCCTCAAGAAATGTGTTTATTGGATGGCAAGCAGGTCTTAATGAGTCAAACTCTGACAGACTATATATCTCTAACTCATCTACTACAACTCCACTGATCTTTGGTGTATTTGATAATACTGGTGGACTTAATGGAAATGTAAGAATTAATGGAGAGTTCCAACTTACTACAAAGACTCCAGCATCTGCATCTGCTACAGGAACAGCAGGAACAATTGCCTGGGATGCAGACTATATCTACATATGCACAGCAACAGACACTTGGAAGCGAGTAGGCATAGCAACATGGTAAAATTAACTAAGGGAAAAGGGTAATTAAATGAGTCTATCTAAAAGACTAAGAGCATCTGGTGAAGCCAGAGACATGAACAGCCAGTACATACTTCCGCTGATTCCACCTCGTCCTTTGTTTGGTGTTGCTAATACAGGTACATATGTAGACACAGAGTCTGCTATTCGTACATCTACCGTTTATTCCTGCGTAAGATTGCTTGGAGATACTATTTCTTCATTGCCTATGGGTGCTTATGTACGCAGAGGTCGTAATCGTCTTTCATATGCTACAGTTTATGGATATACACCAGAATGGGTTAATAAGCCAAACCCAGAAACAACAAGATTAGAATTTATTGAACAGGTAATTACTTCTCTACACCTACATGGTAATGCATTTATTTTGACGGTACGAGATGATAATGATGAAGTAACAGAACTATATGTATTAAACCCAAATGAGATTAGAATTGAAAGACTTGCTCCAGGTGAGCCACTTATTTACAGAGTCAAGGATACAGAAAAAGGCATCTTTGATAAGATTTTAACAAGCAAAGAACTTCTACATATTCCACTATTTAGAATGCCAGGATCATATTATGGATTAAGCCCAATTGGTGCTTGCCGTATGTCTGTTGGTATTGCACAAGCATCTGACACATATGCTGCTTCATATTTTGGTAACGCATCAAATCCTGGTGGAGTTATTGAAGTTGCAGGAGAATTAAACGCAGAACAAGCAGGAGATATTGCTCGTAACTGGCAAGAATCACACTCTGGACCATATATGTCTGGTAAAGTTGGTATTCTTTCTGGTGGTGCTGCATTTAAGCCACTTCAACTAAATGCTGCAGACGCACAACTCATAGAAGTAAGACGCTTCAATGTGGAAGACATTGCAAGAATCTTCCGTGTCCCACTAAGCCTCTTAGGTCATCCTTCACAAGGTGCTATGTCTTATGCATCTGTTGAAGCACAGAACCTTTCATTTGTACAACACTCATTGCGTCCATTGCTTGAGCGTTTGGAACAAGCACTGTCTCCATTGCTTCCTGAAGCAGATGGATTTATTAGATTTAACCTTGATGCACTTTTGCGTGGTACTACAATTGAGCGTTTTGATGCATACACAAAGGGACTAAGAGAAGGCTTCTTGTCACTAAACGATGTACGCAACTATGAAGACTTATCATCACTTGGTGAGGCTGGAGATCAATACAGACTTCCTCTCCAGAACATTGATGCTAATCAAGCACCACTTGTTGGAGATAAGTTGAAGGCTGAAATTGCTTCTATCCTTGTTCAGGCTGGTTACAACCCAGATGATGTGGCTAAGATGCTGGAGATTTCAGAACTGTCTCACACTGGTCTTCCTTCTGCACAGTTGCAGCAGGTTGCTCTCATTGATCCAGAAGATCCTAATGCTGTTTACAGTGATGAGGTCAAGGGATAATGCCAATAGAAAATGTTCCAGAGTTTATCAAGAACAATGCTCAAAGAGGATTAGACTATTTGGCAGAAGGTTTTGGTGGCGATGGGCTTACTGAAGGTACTAAAAGAGAAGCAAGAGAAATGGCAGCAGGTCGTATCTCTGATAATAAAGTAAGAAAGATGGCTCCCTGGTTTGCTCGTCACAAAGCAGATGGGCAAGCACCAAAGAATAGTGACTCATCAGATCCAGAATATCCAGGAGCAGGTTTAGTTGCTTGGTTGCTTTGGGGTGGAAATGCAGACTTTGATGATGCTGCTCAAAACTGGGCACAACGCCAAATTGATAACTTAAATAATGAAGATAAAGCAAGGAGCAAGATGAAGAAGACTGAACGCCGTACCTTTACGGTCAGAAACATAGAAACAAGACAGGCAGATGACGGTACTATGCGTATGGCAGGCTATGCTGCAGTATTCAACGAGCCATCTGTGCCACTACCTTTTATTGAGAAGATTGCTCCAGGAGCATTCAGAAAGACACTATCTGAGACACCAGATGTTCGTCTATTGGTTAACCACGAAGGATTACCTATGGCCAGAACCAAAAACGGTACAATGAGAT